GCCGGACCTCGGTGACGCCGTCGGGGTTGCTGCGGAGATAGAGATCCGGCACTTACGTCCCCGCCAGCGTGTTATTGGAGGTGCCGCGCACGTCGGGCGCCCCGGCTTTGTATTCCACGGTGTAGTAGGCCTGCGTCTTATCCACGACGAACGCGTAGTTGCCGCTCGCGTCCGAGATCACCGTTTGCTCGAGCCCGTTCGTCGCGGTATTGAACAGGCGCACCGTGCAGCTCCCGAGCGCCGCGCCAGTGGCATCCTTCGTCACGCCGGTGATCGTGTAGTTCCGCTCGGCGAAGTACGTACTCGGATCGCTGAACCCTTCGAAGGGGTGTTGCGCCGAGTTCGGCACGCCGGGCACGACATTGATCGCCTGCACCGCTCAGTTCCGCGAGTAGATGAACGCTTCCTGGAGCGTGAACGAGCCCGCGACGCTCAGGGTTTTCGAGATCGTGATCCCGCTATTGATCGTCGCGTCCACGGTCGCCGATGTCCCCCCGAACGGAATCACGCAGGAGATCCCCGCCGCCGGCGCCGAGGTAAACGGCGCCGTCGCGAAGAACCCGCCCCCGATACAGGTCGAATTGACCCCGGAGCCGATCGTGCGAAACACCAGATCGAACTGGAGCCACCAGGCGACGTTCGTCATGTTGATCGGCACCGTCACGGTCTGGGAGGTGCCCATCGTGGTGCCGCCGAGCGCGCCGTACTGCGGAATCAGGATCAGCGTGCCACTCGCGCCCGTCGACATGATCCCGAACGCGCGCACACTGTAGACCTTCCCGGCCTTCGGGTCGTTGGCGTAGATCGGTGTGAACTGCGCGCCGATCCACAGCGCCTCGGCCGAGGTGGAGACGAGCGCGGACCCCGCCGCGCCGGTGACCCCGGGGTTCGAGGCGACCGGGGGATCGATATACGGCCCGTCCTGAAAGAGTTGGCGTCCCATGTGGCACTTAGCCTTTGCTTTCTGTGAGGGTGAACGCGGTGCAGCTAACTGCCGCGCCCGCACTAATCGCGACACTGTTGAGCACGAGATTCGACGTCGCTGTGCCGACCGAGCCGTCGAGCACTGGCGTGCCGTCCGACTTCAGCGCGCGGAACCAGGTCGCCGTCCCGGTCGCATCCGCGCTCGCATCGGACCCGATCGCGTTCGCGGTGGCCACGCCCGCGACACCGGCACCGAAGGCCGTCGCGTTGAAGGTCAGGCGCGCGAGCTTGACCTGCGCCCCGAGCGCGGTGTCGGCGGTCACTGGCTGCGTGCCGTCGTAGATGTCGAGAAACCCGCTGTTCAGGAGCGCCGCCAGCGCGTCGACCTTCGTGTTGACGGCCAGATTGGTGAATTTCGGATTGAGCGCCATAGGTTAGTCGGTCTCCTCAACGACCTGGGTGATCTGGTGCTTGGCGTCGCGCGTCACGGTTTTCGTGGTCGTGGACTTCGTCGCCGGCGCCGCCACGTGCGTCGTATGCTGAATCGCGCCCGACTCGATCGTCACGGGCACGGACACGGTGGGCGCGTGGGCGTGCACCACCGCCGGGTGCACTTCGATCGCGCCTTTCGCAATCGTCACCGGCACCGAGATCGCCGCCGCGGGCTGCTCGAGCGCCGCCTTCAGGAGGCCCGGCAGCGGATCGTGCGGGGGCGTGTCGAGCGCCAAGCCGGCGAGGTACGCCGGCGTCCAGGTCTCGGTGACCGCGAGCCCGTCGTGCAGGTCCGCCCGCTGAATCGCCACATACGCGCGCGCGGCCGGTTCCTCGAGCAGCATCGTGGCCATGACGAGCACGTGATGGTCGGCATAGAACGCGTCAACCGCCGCGGCGTAGCCGTCCGGGTCGTCCGCGAACTTCACGGCGGCGCGGGTCGCGAACTGCATTTCCTTCCGCAGCACCCGGGCCGCGGATTCGGTGACGATCGCGCGCGCTTTGTCCTCCTCGGGCGGGACGGGGTTCTTCTTCGCCGGCGCCGGCGCCGGCGCCGGCGGCGGGTCGTCGGGCTCGGCCGTCGCGGGTTTGCCGGTGATGTTCTGGGGCTCCCGGAGCTCGTCGGCTTTCCCGCCCCGCTTGTTCAGGTCCTCGACCCCGCGCACTTCGTCGACCGTCACGATGCCGGCGTTCACCGAGGCCACATGCGCGGTCCACCGGGCCGCGAGATCGCCGCGGGCAATCGCCGCGCGCGTGAACTGGGCGAAGTACTTCTCGGGCATCAGGATCAACTGGCGGTTCACGCCGAACTCCCACAGCGACAGCCAGCCGCCCATGCTGATCGTCAGAAAGCTCTGCCAGAACTGTTCGGCGTTGCCGAACGACGGGTCGCTGTTCTCGAGGAACTGCCGCGACACGCCGAGCCAGCGCGCCATGTCGTCGATCCCGAACTTCCGCGACAGCAGCATCTGGAAGTCTTCGGGCGACATGTCGTTCGGCATGAATTCGCTGCCCTGCTCGAGCACCTTCGGGAGGTTCCACTCGCCAGGCGCGGTGACGAACGTCTTCGCCATGCGCTTGCTGGCCTCCTCGTCGAGCACACCCGGGGTCTTGATCCAGCCGCCATTCAGCGTGCCGCGGCCGAAGATCTGCGCCGCGTAGCTCTCCGTCGCGAGCGCGGTCCCGAGGCTCGTCCTGGCGTATTCGAGGATCCCCTTCCCGTCGGCGCCGCGGAGGTGGAAGATCTCGTCCTGGGTGAACGTGTTCGTGCGCCCGGTCTGCGGATCGCGGATGTCGAAGATCTCGCGCCCGGGAATGCGCGCGCCATTCGCGAGCGTGGTGTAGAGCTGCTTGGCCGTCACGAGCGTCGGCTCGATCGGCGCGAGGTGATGCACGAACCCGCGCGCGCCGGGCACGATCCAGTCGTAGGCATGGCCGTGGTCGATCAGGTCGAACATATGGCTGCGGCGCCACTGGAACGAATCCTGAAAATCGTTCGGGGCGTCGTGGAGCAGGTCGTACAGCGGATGATGCTTCGCCGGTTCCGACCCGCCGTCGTTTGGGAGGCGTTCGTACACCGGAAACGGGAGCATCGCGAGGATGGTGGCGAGAATGTTCCGGCCCCGGTACCACGCGGAGAGCTTCTGCGCGCTCTCGGCGTCGACCGCGATCCCGGCGACCGTCATCACCCCGCCGGCCGTCTGGTAGTACACGTCATCGAACGGGCCCGGCCGCTCGGACGCGTAGAGTTCGCCGCCGAGGAGTCGACCGAATAGTCCCATCAGCGTGTCCTCTTTCTTCGCACCGTCGGCCAGATCCCGAGCCCGATCAACCCGATTCCACACAGTCCCCACGCCGCCGGCGCGGACCATTGACTGACGCCGTACTCGAGCGCCATCCACCCCAACACGACGAGCACGTCGTACACGTCGACGCCGAATCTATTCGCCAAGCGTGCGCACTCCCTGCGTCAGGTACCGGGACCGCTCGGCCGCCGGCGTCTTCGTCATCTTCTTGAGCGCGTCGATCAACGCCACCCCGCCGTCCATCCGCTTCCGCTGCCCGAGCTTCACGGGCCGGATCTCGCGCCAGGCGTTTTCCTCTTTGCCCATGTTGGCCATGCACATCCGCATGCAGGGGTTGGCGTCGTGCGCGACGTTGGCGGTGAGGACGAGCGCTTCCATCAGCTTCGACGGTTCCGAGAGGCTCCGGAACCCCTGCGGGATCTCGTCGACCAGGTCCTCGCCGAAGTGGCGCTTGAGCTTATTGACGACGCCGGCGGCGCCCGCCTGGTCGATGCCGATGCCGCGGATCCGGTACCGCTTCGCCAGGTCGCCGATGATGAATTCGCAGATGGCGTCGTGGTCGATGAGGCTCCCCGGCCACGTGGTGACGAAGCCGTCGCGCTGCCAGTCGGGATACGGGACCTTGTCTTCCTGCGCCCGGCGCTGCAGGGTCTTTTCGGGCATCCAGAAGAACGGCAGCACGTCGATCGCGCAGTCGATCGTGGGGCTGTCGGCAGAGTTTCCTTCAGCCTTTGGAGAGTTTCCTTCAGACTCTGCGCTCGCGGCGGTCGCCTGGTCATCGTCGCGCTGCAGCGCGCGCGGAAAGATGCAGACGACCGCCGAGAGATCGATCTTGTCGGACAGGTCG